CTTTCTTATGAAAGCAGCTAAAGCTACCCAGAGAGGATCTGCTCCCGGAATAAGAAGCTGGTTAGCTTTGGTAGCACCTATTCCAGGTAAACCTGGTAAGTTATCTGTAGGGTCTCCTACAAGTACCTGCATATACAGATTCCTCTGAGCTTCTTCAGGAGCAATTACATACATAGTTTTCTTTTTGTAGTTGTAATGGTTCCCGGGAATCTGGTCAAGATCTTTGTCTATGTGACAAATTACAGGAGCATGAATTCTAAAAGCTTTTTCTGTCATGCTTACTGCATCTTCAGCTTCCATTCCTTCTACTTTATCAAACTTCCAGTAACGTATTAACCTGTGTTCAATTACAGGTCCCCAGGTGGCAAGCCAGGCATTAGTTCCTTTTTGTCTGTTGGCTTTATAGTCCGGATTAGCAAGATGTCTGAAAGTAGGTTGATATCCTTTGAGAAAACCTACATACTCTGTGGCAGCTGTTGCTTGAAGAATGTTGTGTACAAACTGATCTGTTTTATCAATCACAGTGTTGTAACCAACATAATCATGTTCCAGCTCTTTTACATCCCAGCCAAGGATATACACCATGCTGTCTGCATCAATAATAGCTTTGCTCATGTGAATTTTTCAATAAGGTTTCGTAAAACTTCCAGTTTAATTAAAGCTTTTTCATGAGCGAGCCTTGATTTTAAAGTCATTTTACTGAGCTCTACACTATTCATAGCCCACCTGACTTCATTGAGAAGTGTAAGAATATATTGTTTCATGTGTTGAGGTTAAAGGTTTTCGGTTAAAATACTGGAGTAACTGGTAAGCTGGTCATCTCTCATTTTCTCTTCAATGAGATCCCGCATTTCTTCATCTGTAAGATCCCGGGGAACAATAGAACATTCAGTACCAGCTTCAAACACCTGATACAGAAGTTCTTTAAGTTCATCGTTTTCTAATAAGTGCTGTACCTGAGGTTGATTCTTAATCAGCCATTTATCAAGTTCTCTTCTGATCTCAATCTTCATAGTCTTTGGATTTTTTCTCCGAAATACCAGCTCCGGAAGCTATGATTAGCCAGGTTATAATGGCTGCTACAGCCAATCCTCCTGAAATGTATAAGACAGTTAAAATGTTCATGATGGTTGGGTTAGTGATGAGATAAATTTAAAAAACTTTTTCTTATAAACTCTAAGATGAGTTTTGATTTTAGAAAAAATTGCTGGCCAGAAATCAGTAAAATTTCTGCTTTTTTCCCAACCTCCATTCCAATGCCGGTAAATATAAAACCAATCTCCGTCAGGAGACAGAAACACATTAATTTTATCCAGATACTCATATTCATAACCTAGAGTATTATGGTAATAATTCAGTAAAGCATTCCATAAAGCTTCTTCTCCTTCTGCTACCAGGATATCAAAATACTTTTTGGCATTTAAAGTAGAGCCGTCATAGAAACAAGGGTCATTATTTAAAAACTCGCATCCCCGGATTTCAGGATCCCTGATTATATTGGGAAAGTCCAATTCTTCTTCCAGTCCTGGAACATCTAAAGAAGGTATTTTTATTTTCTTCTTTTCCACTTTTAAAATTGATTGTGTAGGAGTTTGTCCTTCCCACAAAGGAACTCTGGAATGATATCCAATATCTGCTGGCATAGGTTCTATTAAAAACCTATGTACTTTCTCCATACTGTTTTCTTCTCCTCTTATAGAAGGAAGTTGCCAGTTAGTGTGCAGTACAAACTGAACTGTACCTACTTTACCAGAAAGCAGAAATCTCATCTCTACTCCATGGATTCCATAGTTCTTTTTGGGATCAGGATCTCTTCTGTCCCAAGCAGGTGAAAAAACTAATTCTCTTTTCATGTTGAGTAAGGTTAAATAAAAAGGGCTTATAGAAAGCCCTTTTTAAAATACATTTAGATTTTATTTCCCCGGGTGCGGTAATTGTAAATTTCCTTTAACAGATCATAGTACTCTTCCACAGTAGTACACCCTACCAGTTTTCGGGACTGAAAACGTAATTTATGTAAAAGAAACTCATGCTGAAAACCTTTTTCACTAGCTAGTTGCAAGTAAGCAACTACAAAATTGGTTTGCTTAAAATAGTTAAAGAACTCTTTGAAGTCATACAGGTTTTTAGCTATTGCATTAGCCTGTGCCCATTTGGTAACAGTGAAAGTACCTTCTTGAAAAAGTTTGTGAACTGTTTTCTTGTTTTCTTTTCCTACACCTCTTAACAACAGAAGGTTGGTGTTATGAGTAAAACCATAAAGATCCTGGAATTCCTTATACTTGATATAGTGTTCATTTCCCATATCACAATACATCTTTACAAAGTCACTGGGATTCCAGTTTTTCTGGTTGGTATTCAAAATAGGAATTTCTTCTTCTCCCCAGCCTTTATGAATAATGTACAGGATAGGTAATTTCAATTCTCTCCAGGCTGTAAAACGATATTGTCCATCTATGATCTCAAAGTTTTCATTGACATCAATAGGTTTTTCCAACGCTTTTTCCTGAATACTTCTTTTAAGATCTTCTAAATGTGGGGTTCTTATGTCCCTGTTTGAACTTAAGATTTTGAATTTGTCATAATCTGTAGTACTGTAAACTGTGTTGATAGCCTTGTCAGTTGCCATAATGATTTTAAATTTTTTAAGGTTAATGATTGAAGTGTTAAATAAAAAGGGGACTTATAAAAAGTCCCCTTAGTAATATGGAGTAGAGTAGTGTATTATGTTTTTAAGCTTTTGGCAATATTAAGTTTCTCCAGGAGAATGTAGAAATCCTCTTTCTTGAGAACTATATAATCACCTTCTGTAATAAATCTTGACTTGGATTTTTTGGTCTTGCGATGTACCAGGATGTTGATTTGAGAGTTACCCGGCATCTCTGACAGAATCTTATGGTAATTAGGTATTAGCTTCATGTTTTTGCATTGAAACTGATACCCGGGAGTATTACAAATGTCTACTCCTTTATCATCCATGTTTTTAGATTCTGCTCTTGATGTAACAGCTTCAGGAAAGCCCAGGATTTTTAATTCCTGCACTATTTGTCTTTCAAAATTATGACCTGCTGTTCTGTTTCTGGAACTCATAGTTGTAAGTGTTTTGGTCCAAAAAGAAAACCAGTTAGTAGATAACTGGCTCTTGTTTTATAACCTCTCAATTCACATCATGAAACTCAAATTACCAAATTAAAAATATAAATTCCAAATCTTAATGTGCCAGCACAAAAGCATTTTGTTCATTGTACTTGATACACTGGTGGTTAGCTAAGTATTGTTTACCTACATCAGAATGCCTGAAAGATTCAAAACTGGCTCCCAGAATACCTACAAAAAACACATTGGGACTGTACACACTGATACTATCCTGCATGTCTGTAATAACTACACTGGGCCTGTCTGTTTCTTCTACCTGGCGGATTACTCTATCAATATCAGTTCCACCAGTAACTCTCATTCTGGCAATGTCTGCTTTATCCGTAAGCTTTTTGTGTACTCTGCTTTCAAAAGGATATACATCTTCTACATGTCCCAGGTTCTTAAGTTTAATAGCTGTTATTTTAGCAAGATCTATTCCTCTTAAGGTATCAGAGCTATTGCCTTTTTTACTCATGTTATACATTCTGGAATCCATGGATCCTGAGATGTCTATGAAGATATCAAACTTCATGTGATATTTCCTTTCATGAGTAACTACATCTTCCAGACCAACAGCTCTTAACTGCGGGATTAAAAACTCTACTCCCTGTAAGTCATCAATCACATCAGCTTCCAGAAACTCTAACTGAGTTTCTGTGTACTTAGTGGAGAAATAACTTTCAGAAAGTTTTAAGGTGTTCTTGACAAAACTGGAAACAGTGGTTTCATCTAAACTGATATGTTCCAAAGCTTCTGTATAGTCCATGAACTCTTTAATGTCTCCCAGGGAAAAATCTCCCATGCCTTTATCACAGCCAAGATCTCCGGTAGTTTCTCCGGTTTTCTCAGTGTCTTTGATTCTCTGGTCAGCTTCCTGCTGAGCTTTTTCCATAGCCTGGTCCAGCTTCTGATTACCTTTTTGGTTGCCTTGCATTTTGCGCAACATCTTTTCTATACCAGACTGTCCTTTTCCACTTTTACCTTCCCCATCCTGAGGAGCAGGTCCCTGTGGATTTTCCTGTTGATACATTAACAACAACTGCTTCAGGATTTCACTGCTGTAGATATAGCTGTTAAAAGGATTGTTTTGAGTTACAGTTTTGGTATAATACCCGGTAGCCCTGTTCATCAGGAAATCAAACAGCCACTGATTACTTTCATCAGTTACTCCAAGTTCAATACTTTCAGTAGGAGTTTCATTGATGTTGTAAGTATCATACATCATGTACTTGGGAAATATTTTTTCTACTGCTTCCTCAAGCTGTTCCCTGTTCATGCCATTGTAAGGACCCATGTTTTTTTCTTTGACAAAATCTTCTATGTCATCCAGCAACAGTCCATACAAGTCTTTTTTGTCCCAGTAAGAGAGCTTGGGATTAACAAGCTCTCTTTCTGACACATTAAAGACGGAGTTAAAATCATACGAGAATTTTTTAGCCATCTTACTTTAATTTAGAATTAAGGATTTACTGCCTGCGCATTCCAGTTGGTTTTGGTACCGGAATCACTCATGGCTTTTGAAATGTTATCATTTCCTGCATTGTACACCGGATGCTTAGCCAATACTTTGTTCAGTTCTTTGGCCAGGTCTTCCATATCAGCTTTGGTAACAGATTCCAAAGTAGAAGCGGCTTGTGCTGCCTTCTTGATATCTTCAATCTGATTCAGGATCTGATCATAGTTTTGCAAAGAATTGATGTAATCAATTTTGTTTCTGATGTTGGAAATTTCTGCAGGCTCCAGCTTTTGAGCAAGAGCTTTTGCTTTTTCAGGCCCAATCAGAACTTCACAAGCTTTGATCGTAGACTTCTTGGCTGCAATTTCAAACACATAACTGATAGCAGCAATTACCCGGGGAACATAGGACAAGCTTCTGTCTGAAAGAGTATCATAAGCAACTTCCAGAAAAGCTCTGAGAATATCAGGATTTAACTGGTTGTTAATAAAATCTTCAATGTCTTTCTGATCAGGCAGGTTAATTTCAACAGGAGCTTTAGTGCCTTTGCTGTAATACTGCAACATCTGGGTTTTGGTCAGCCTGGAAACATTGTGCTTGATTACAAATCTGTCCCAGAAAGGATTGTTGGCTTCTTCCTTTGGAATGACGTTACAGCTTGCGCAGAATAATTCCCATGGACAGTAAATTTTATCCTGGCCATTGAACAGCATCTTTTCATTCATGACACCCAGCATAGAGTTTCTTAAGCCTGGGTTAGCTTTATCAACTTCATTGATGAGAATCATTTTAGCTTTGGAGATAGGAGAATTCAGCTCATACTTTGGAATCAAAGCTTTCCCTGCAGCATCCATTCCAGGGGCAAGTAATTTCTCCATGTCCACTCTGCCCTTAATTTCTGCAGGTCTGGTACCTTCATCTGTTTCCAGAATGAAAGTGCTGTGCAGTGCATCTACAGGATTGTTGTTATGCAATCCCATACTATAATCTAACAGAACTCTGGTCTTTCCAACTCCTGGAGGACCTACTAATAAAACAGGATAGCCTGTAGCATGACCTACAGCTAAGATTTTGAAAGTTTCACCTCTACCAAGAAGTCCGGTTTTAATGTTAATTTTTTTCATGTTTAAAGAAAGGTTATAATTTGGATTTTTATCTGTTACTTAAAATGCGTTCTGTTAGTTTGTATTCCCACTGTTTGATCTCATCTAATTTTAAGACATCGCTTACAGTGGTAGAAGCGCTGTTTTCATACCTGGCTTTCAGATCTCTTACCATAAGTAACAAGTCTTCCAGCTCAGGCACTGTCAGCAAAGCATACCTGTTAGGTTTCTTTGCATCCAATAAAGCCTTAGCACAATCCTGTACTACTTCATAAATCTGTTTCCGGTATTCATTTACATCAGTTCCTGGAACTGGAGTGTAGGTTTTGATTAATTCATCAATTTTTGCGTCAATGGTGTTCATACATGTGTGAGTTGCAACATAAGTTCGTAAGCTTCTTGTGGTCCATACTTCTTTATAAAGTCTGAAATGTCTTTTACATCTTCTTCTTTGGGAATCCATAGTTTTTCAAAAGGATATTTAGCAGCACCTTTTACACCAGCATTATCACAGTCAAAAAGCATTTTTATACTCTTATACTTTGATTTCAAATCATTCTGAATAGCTTGTGTGATGAGGATGTTCTCTCCTTTGGGAGCTATAGCTTCATATCCCAGTAGTCTTAGCACCATTACATCTTTGGTAGATTTAGTGATGATCAGTAATTCCCTGGAAGCATTTCTTCTGACTAATTGATACAGACCTTCTACATAGTTACTGGGAAAGTTATTGGCAAACTTGTGCTCAATACTTCCGGGAGTGTAAACCTTGAAGAACTTTCCTATTCTGTAACTGAAAGCCAGATCTGTCAGGGTTTTTATTCCTAAATCCCCTACCAGACTACTAACTTCTTTTACATTATACTCTTCAAGGATTTCCGGAGTAATGTAATACTGGTCCCAGAACTGTCTCCCTTCTGCAGTAAATTCCTTTTTGGCAATGACATCTTTAAAGCCAAATTTGCTTTTACTTTTTCTTTCTGCAGGTAGGAATTGTTTTTTAGATAGTTCTCCGATGGAATTACCTATCAAGCCCAGTCCAAAATCTTTACAGATTTTATTGCAAGCTTGTGTTAAGTTCTTTAAACCATACAACTCCTGAACAAAGTCAAATATATCTCCCCCCTTTTCTCCTTTACCATGGTCATAGAATTTCAACTTACCACTTCTGCCTTCATAAATAACAAAACTAGGAAGTGAATCTGGCTGATCTTTGGCAGGATCCCTGAGAGGAGATAAAATGACCTGATTGATATACACATCTGTATTCAAATAATAACTGAACAGTGTGTAGTCATCAACCAGGTCAAGTATTTCATCCTTGCCAGGAAAGTAGTTGGTCTTAAGACTATCCAACACATCCTGACTCATTGTTCAGTTATTATTTTACACCAAACAAGTTAGCCACTGCTTCTGCTTCTGCAGCATTGCCACCACCGGCTTCACCTGCTGCTGGTGTAGGATCTGAAAGGTCTGTTCCTGAAGGTTGTCCTTCTGGATCTCCTTTTCTGTATCCCATTTCCCAGGCACTGAACTTCAGCTTGGAAGCTGTCTTAGGAATGCTCATTGGTTCAATGAAAGGTACAAAGCGTGGAATGGTTGGGAAGTTTTTGTCCTTGGAAGTTCTGAGCAACTTCATTCTCCAGGCTTGTGGGCTGGCCAGGAAAGGAGTAATTTCTCTCACAAACTGATCCACAAAGTTTGTGTACACTCTGTCTACTACTGTTTTACGCATTAAAGGATCCAGCAAAGCATCCATGAATGCATTGTTGTCAGCAAAGTTCAATCCATTGGTAATGTCCCATTTGTAATTTGCCATGGGCTTGTACTGTTCCAGAATGTGGTTCAGCTGACTCTTGAGCACATTGATCTTATTTACAAGATCCTGCACAATCAGGGCATCAGAATCCAATCTGTCATCTGGCTTAATGGGCCACATGTAAAACCCGGTTTCATTTTCACTGGCAGTGCTGCCATTGGACAACATGTCAAGAATATCAGCTCCACCTCCCTGACGGAGAGTGAGCACTAAAGTTCCCTGATCATTTTTTACTGCGTTGATTAAACGCAAGTCTTCTTGAATACCTACTTGAATCATAGTTTTAAATTTAAAATTGGTTTTACTTTATTTATCTGACTTTACTTTTTACTTGATTAATTGAACAGTGCAGCTGCTGCAGATTCTGCTTTTGCAGGTACAGGCTGTGGTACTTCCTCTGCCGGAGTTACAATAGACACAGGAAAAATCTGGATGTTTTCTCTCCTTACATAAGTAGGCTTTCCTGCATCCTTACCTCTTTCTACCACCTTTGGAATGTGATAAATACCGGTAGGGGATACATGTAAAGGAGCTTCTGTCACGATCTTCAGGTCCACATAAGTTTTGTTCCCAAAGATGTTTTCTGTTTCCGGATTATCCAAATAGACTTTGCTTAAAGCATCAATCAAAGTTTGTCCGGCAGCTGTTTTCTGATTTAAAACACTGGACTTAGGAACATTGCCATCATACCTTACCTGGCTGAAAAGATCAACCTTGTCTGCATGTTTGCTTACCAAAGCCACACATACAAACGGCACTGCATTTTTACTGGTGTTGTTGTACTGTGCCCAATCAGAAGATACAAACACATCATAACCATTAGCTACCAATACAGAATCTTTGTTCTGAAACTCCAGTTTGTGAGCTTCTACCAAATCCTTGCTGGGATAAATGGATCCATCAGCAAACAGTCTCAAATGTGCTCCAGGTGCCGGAGTTTTTTCAGGGGTTGCAGATGCAGGGGCTTTTTCAATTTCTTTCAGCTCCATTGTTTTAAGGAAGTCAAATGTGATTTTTTTCATGTACTTAGAGATTTACGATTTAATTTTTAATTGTTTTTTTAAGTTAAACTTACAGGGGAAGTTGCTGGTTGAGGAGTTTTCTTAAACCTGAATTCATCAATGCGGTTAACAATAGCCAGCATGTTGTTGTCTACGAAATCCTCTTTAAACATTCCCATAGGAGTCTTGGCAAGATACTTACCATCATTATGTGTCTGAAACTTGAAACTTAAACTGCCATTGGAATTAAATACCCGGCTATGGAATACATAAGTAAAGTAGCTTGGAAGTTTAATGGTGTTATCCAGAAGTTTTCCAGCTGTTTGTAATCCAATAGTACCATTGTCCTTGATCTCTGTGTGACCAATGATGATCACTGTAAGATCCTCTCTCATTGCCTGAATATGCTTGGTAGTGATTGCAAACATATCAGCTCCAAACTTATTCCACTTGCCCCAGTCATCTGTCTTGATAAAAGCATCATCCATCATCCTGTCATTCATGAAGTGTGTTAAGTCTTCAAGAACAATGTACTTGATTTTAGGATTTGCATTGATTGCCACCAGATGTTCTAATACTCCAGGCTCTTCTTTAGGATCTGTGGAAACCTTCTTTCTGATCTTCAGGCAGGTTATAAGGTTGCCTTTAGCCACAGAATAATCATCCATTGCACCTTCCCAGGGAAGATCCTTACTGTTGGGACTTATGATAACAGTTTCCTTTGGCGGTAAACTGAAAAGAGAACTGCTCTTTCCAGTGCCCATGTCTCCGACTACTAAGATTGCTTTTGCCATATTTAGTTTTTAAATTATTTTTATTTTTCTGTCAAGAGTTTTATGCAGGCATCTTCAGACGCTGCTAATTTTTCAACTTCTTCCTTCACCCTCTCTCTCTTGGTTCTTTGAATGCTCAGGTAACCCTGAAAACATTTTTCACTTTCACAAACAAGCATTGTGTAGTCTCCTGCCAGCCACTCATGACTAATAGGAGTTTGACAAACACAACACTTTGGATTTTCTATGAACTGTCCATGTAACACCTTCCTTTTTTTGCCATAACATAGTTTAGAGTTTATTGATAATCGTTATAAGTTTCCATACCCATTTTGAAAAGTTCTGCTCTGGGAAGTTCTTTCAGTTTACCTCTTCCACCTGCAAAGTGCATGGCTTTAACCAGGTATTCCATACCATCTCTGTTTTTCATAAGATGAATACTTCTGAAAGAACTTGGCATCTTGGTGATATCATATCCTGCATAGTCCTGAAGATCATACTTCACCGGATTAAATACACCTAATGCCACATTACAATCCTGTCCCAGGTTACCAGTATCTTTAAAGTCTTCCAGTATAGGAGCAAGATCCAGCTTGCCACTATGAGCAAGTTTTAATCTTTCTATTCCTGATAAACCTTTATTAAACTGGCAAACCATCACAGGAGTATAATTGAACATGTTTCTGAGTTCAATCATGTACTCAGATAACTTATCAATGTTCTGCTTGGTATCGTAACCTCTTTCTTTCTTGGTAAGACCAACGTGATCCACTATGATAATAACATACTCATCAGGATTGTTGGGAGTGTAGCCGGACCTGCGTTTTCCCGGAGATCCATCTGGATGTATATAATTTTCATAATGAATAGTACCATGCTGTTCAGCATATTTGTTAACTGTGTTTCTGATACCAGTAGGGTTTTCAGGATCCTGGACAAACGTAATATGGTCAAAAAGCTCATCCATATACTGATCCACCTCTACTACTTTTTTATAAACTTCATCAGAAATTCTGTTCTTGGTACCTTTGGACAGGATGTTACTGCTGTCTACTACTAATCCGTAATCATTGAATAATTTGTAAGCAGTCCACTTGGCTCTCTTGGCCATGTAACTGATTTCAAAGGAATAATAAAACCATTTGGCTTTAACTACTCCATCCCTTTTTTTGTAGAAAAAATAAGGTGAGAGAATAAAGTTGTCATCGACAAAAGCTGATTTACCAGCTCCCGGCATACCTCCTACTGCATAGTAAGTACCTCTTTGGGTATTGTATAAGTAATCATTAAATGATTCAAAACAATTATACAATCCTTCATTGCCGCCTAATCTCCCTCTGTCTACATACTCAAGGAATTTACTCATACGAATCTTTGGTTGATAGCTTGAGTATTTTCTTTAAACTTGGCTCCCAGGTTTGGGTTAGTGATGTATGATTCTAATAAGCTGTTTCCATTCTTATCAATAAAATAATCACTGCATGCCATAAAAGCATAGTTTTCTTTCTTCTTGGTAGCTATGTATCTTTCAGTAGCATCCAGAATCTGTTGTTCTGTTACTTTGGGATTTTTGTTAAGAAATACAGTTAACTTTTTAGTGAGTGACATAGGTCCTTGCCTGACAGGTCTTCCTCCGGACATAATTTTTTCAGGCCAAAGCTTTTGATACAAAGGAGCTAAGACTTTTGCTCTTTGATGATTAGTGCTTGTAGTAGCAGGAGCATTCTTTCCCAGGTAAGTATAAAGCTGCCCATTTAGTTGTATGATACCTGTAACAGGATCTTCAACAAGAACCTGGGTATTAAGTAACACTTGAACATGCAAGATAGCGGAAGAAATTTCCTCTTGGGAAGTTAAGGGTTCAAACATAATGTGTGAGAGTTAAAAGTAAGCTAAAATAGTAAAAAACTATCAGACATTCCAATCAAAATGCCGAAGAAAAAATCCTAATTTTTCCATTTGATGTTGAATGTCCAGACAAAAATTCAAGGAAGGTTTTCCTGTATAATACTCTCTTTCTGTACCTAACATATTCTTGTAATTCAGATCCACAGAACTTATTAAAGAGTAGTTAGGACAATACAGCTCAGGATTGTTGATTACTTCAGGACCAGTTTTAAAGATAGTAGGGTTGCTTATTCTTCCCACATCTACCAGGAAAGAGTAATAGCCATTGGTAGCATAAGTCCAGGCATGATTGTAGTCATCTCTGACCAGGGGCTCTCTGAAAATTCCTTCTTTGACTGTGATTTCAAACTTTCCTTTTGTAAAAGGATTGCTCTGGTGGGCTCCAGAACTATTTAACAGAATGTCCAGGCAATACCCGGCTATTAAAGCCGTCTGATTACAGGAATTGTAATGCCATTGTTCAAACAGGCTTTTATTAGCTTGCAAAAAATAAGCCGGGACTATTCTTAATCCCAGCAGGTTAAGCATGTGTTTCAATCTAAACAGTGCTTTTGGATTTGGTGATGTTGTCATCTAAGAGATTGTTTAAGCGTGAAAAAGTTCTGAAAAGTTCTAAATCTGTTATCTTGTCCTGCTCCAGGATTTTCAAAACATCTGCAGTTTTTATTACTGTGATTTCCTTGTTGTCCTGAAGAACTTCAAAAGACTTGGCAATAATCTGGGCTTCCAGGGATACCGTAGTTTTCTTTTTACTCATACAGTTGATTTACAAACCATGATTTAAAAGTTGAGAACTTGAGATGTAATTGATTTTTGTAGCATCAAATCCCAGCATGGCTTTTTTTACCCAGACAGAATCCTGGGTACCTAAAGCTTCCAGGATAATTACCTGACCTACTTTGCCAGCATCCTGATTCTTTCTTACAAGTCTTCCCACTTTTTGAATAGTGTGTAACTTGTCTGATTGAACTTGCATAAGAATAGCATAATCCAGTTCAGGAATGTTTACTCCTTCAGCTACAGATTGTACTACAGAGAGCCTGTTGATTTTACCTTCACAAAAGGCTTTGTAATCCACATCAGAGCTTTTAGAGTGAAACCTGTGTGCACATACTATGTTGGCATGATCAATACTTCCACAGAAAATAATAATCTTTTTGTCCTGAGGCAGCAACTCCAGCACTTTCTGAGTAAGCTCTAACTTGGAGGGCAGGTTGTAGATAAATCTCATCCTGTCAATTTTCCTGAACTTGATGAGCTGCTGATTTTGACTATACATAGCTTGCCTGGCCATCTGATCTTTATAGATGTATCCTTGCAGCTCTGTAGTATAAAACTTCTTGAGCTTAGTGCCTGCCTCTACAGTTTTCTTCTGATTGTCCAGTGGAAACTGGATTATCCGGATATTATAATCTGCTACCAGGTCATCAGCTACTGCGTCATCTAAAGTGTACCTGATAGTGTTAGATCTCTCAATACCCAGGTCTTCCAGCAATAATTTTTTCTGTTTTGAAACTGTAGCAGATAGCGCTATTACTTTACCGGTACCTACAAAGGCTTTGATAAAAGGCTGACTTCTCTCAGTTACCCTGTGAGCTTCATCTAAAATGATATCATTGTTTCCGGCAGGAAGTTTATGCGCTGAGGCATAACACAACACATCAATCTTTTCCAGGAAATCTTTATATCCCCATTTAACAATTTCATCTTTCCAGGTTTGCACTAAAGGTTTTTTAGGGACCAGAATAGTCCATCGGGTTCCGGTATTCTCAGCTAAATCAATAGCCATTTTAGTTTTACCTGAACCTGTAGCTGCCTGAATAAGAACTTTATTATTGTGGGAAGTATAAGCTTCCAGGACCTCCTTAAATAAGGAAGCCCTGGCACTTAGTTCGGTGTCTAACATATTAAAAGCGTTTAGTCCTGTCGCAACTTAAAAGTAACTGTGTCAGCGGATCCTTAAGACTTTCTAACTCTTGAAGAATAATTTTTTCCAAAGGTTCCACAGGATGATTTTCTACTTGTTTTCTTGTAGACTCGTTAGAGATTTTAACTTCTCCGTTTAAATCTATGGTTACTCCGGCATCTTCCAGATGGTTTATCAGCAGATTTAATTTATTGACTACAGTTGTTTTATTAACAATAGTCTCTGCAATTTCCAGGTTTTCCAGGTTAGGTCTTAGCTCTTCCAGTTTTTTACTTACTCTTTCTTGGACAATCTGCATGTCTACTGTAGGTACAAGTAAGTCTCTTATAAAAGATCCAACTGCAGTTCCGTATAAAGCAATTTGTTCTCTGTCTTTTTCATCAGAAAAAGCTTCTGTCAGTTCTTCTTCTAATTCCCTTTTTTCTTTTTCAGTAAGAGCAACATTCTGTTGAATATGTTCTGCCCTGAAAAATCTTTCAATAGTTCCAATAAACAAAGGACCATACTGAATCAGGTCTTTTAAAGAAGTTTCTGAAGCTCCTCTGATAGCCAGAAATTCTTTGAATTTTTCCTGTACTGGCTGGATATCTTTCTGCCAGGTGTCAGGATTGTACAAAGAATACTGAGCCATAACTTTAAGAAATTGCAGTATCCCTGAAATGTTACTGGTTACTGTGTTGATTTTACTTTGAACTGTTGAAGGTTGTACTGTATTCATAATGTGTTTAAGGTTTAATTTTTATTTTGTCCATGTTTCCCCGCAATGCATATCAGCTTTCATTCTGACAGCAGGAATTAAATACTTGTTGGCTGTTCTGGTCATCAGTTTGACAAACACTTCCGGCAACCATGGATTGTACTTCTTGTTAAATTTGATCACCAGTTCATCATGCACCTGCATGAGAATTACTGCATCTAATTTGTACAAGTCAATAAATCGCTGAATAATTACCATAGACTCACAAAGCATGTCTGCCTGGGTGCCTTGGATTCTGCAGTTTCTGGCTCCGCCCTCTACATCTTTCCTTTCCATAAAGGTCATTTCCCTGTCCTCCTGCTTGGCCTTCAGGACGGGATAAAACCATCTCCGGGATTTGGTCCTGTCATTATGCACTACATAGCCTTGCCTCAAAGCTGTTTTTACAGCTGCAGTCACCATTTTAATAGTGTCCGGGACTTCTTCTATAATAGTGTCAATGGCTATCTGGCCCTCTTTTTCAGACACATTCAGGGTTTCCCCTGCTTTAGGAGCTTTCAGGCCATAAATAGTACCAAACAGCATGGGCTTATACTCTGTGCGCTTATCCTTATTCTGCTCTTTGGAGATCACATCTGCAGAGGTCCAGGGAAGCTTTCTGTGTTTGTAGATAGCTTGCCAGCCTTTATTGGCAAAGTGACTGTGCATGTCTCCCTGTGACAAATTCAGCAGGTTTAAATCATTGGCCAGAGAGCACATAGTCACCAACTCAGCTCCTGAAAGGTCAATAGTAGCGATGTCATAGCCGGGATCTGTGCCAAAGCACTCCCTCAGTTCAGTGTCAGCAATGATCTGCTGGGAATTAAACTTGGGAGGTACTGCATCACTGTCTCCGCTGGCCAGCCTGCCAGTAGCTACTGTGCCCTGCTTGTAACTGGTGTGGTATTTACCGGTAACCGGGTGCTTGTATTTGCTCAGGAAGCTTAAACCAAAGCTGTTAACGTGCTTGGTATAGCCCATGTACTTGTCAAAGGTTTCCATCAACGCATACAGAGGATTTCCCTTGTTCTTTAACAGCCACTTTTCCCGGGAAGCTCTTCCCAGACTAGGCTTAAACTTCTTGGTTTTCTGGTCTTTTACCAAAGGCATGGGTTTACATTTCAAAGCTTCCAGCAAACTCACTACCTGATCTGTAGAACTCCACTTGAGATCCTCCTGCGCCTGCAGCTCTGTACTTTTAACTGCAGCTTCATCCAGGTCTTTAAGGATTTTATCAACAGCTTCTACAGAAAGCTTATAAGCTTTCAGGTGAGTTTTATTCTCAGCTTCATACTTGGAAATCAAATTTCTGACTTTAGCAAGTCTGTCCTGAGATTTAGCTACCCGGTTTACATTACTTTCCAGCGCTTTTTTCAATGGCTTGTTTAAAGCTATGAGATCCAGGTTGGGATAATGAGTTTTTACCCAGATGTTCATCATCTCTTCCAGAGCCTTCATAGTCTGTTCTGCCTGCTGAGCCAGAGCTGCAAACTTAGGTTCATTGATAACCAGTCCTTCAAGCTGAGCTTTGGCCAGGATTCTGATAAGAGGAAAATGTATCTGTTTAATATAAAACTGAAGCTCAAAACTGTCAATAAGAACTGCTTGTCTTTTCTTCAGCTCTGCCAGCAAAAGAGTATCTGCCTGATTGTACAGCACATGTTTAAGCTCATGAGTGTTGTAAGTTGCACTGAAATCAGCTCTCACATCTTTGTTCATATCTTCAGGAATAGCAAAACCTCTTCTGAGCAATGTATCCACAATGTTGAACCTGATATCTTCTGCACCCTGAAAGAGTTTCTGTTCTGCCAGCATAGTACAGTAAATGTTCCTGATATCACATTTGTGTCTCTGAAACCAAAGGATTTCAAACAAAGCATTGTGAGCTATTATGCTCTTTTTATGCAGATCCATACCTGCAAGCATAATAGTAACAGGAATGCTGATGTTATCAAAAGTGATAACAGTATTCCCTACCTGAAGGGTAGTAAGTACAATGTTACCACAATAAGGATCCACACTGGTGGTTTCAATATCCAGGCTGATATCTTCAGGAGCATTTTTAAGAAAAGTTTTAGCGGCTTCAATACTGGCTTTCTCTGAAAGCACCGTAAATGTTTCATTAACTCTCCCAAGAGTCTGAAACTCCTTTTCCATGTACTTATAGAAGGGGTTACGGGTAATGAAAAGCCTGTTTAGCATATTATTGCAAATAAGGTAAAGCTGTTTTTACATATTCTATAGCAGTAGCTACATTAAAATCAAAAGGAGCCTTGGAAGCCATTTTCTTTTCTTCTTCAGGATCCAATGGTTTAAACATAGCAAAGTGATCTCCATAGATGTTTTGAGACCCGCTATCCAGCACTTGTTTCTCAACTAATATTTTATGTTCAAAGAGTTTGTAAATTTCTGTGCACTTGCAAACAGAAGTAAGCTGTCCATTAACTTCTCCGGGAAGTTGGTGATCTAAAATTATCCTGGTCTCTTTCATTTCAGGATTTTGATTTACCCGGTGTTTCATTTTCCTCAGGAGCTGTTCATCAGTAAGCTCATTTTTAAATGGTATGCTATCTTTGTCTGTGGACATTTGACTTACCCAGGCTTCTACTGCTGTAGTCACTTGTATAATCTTTCTTCCCTTCTTTAAGAAGCGTTGAATAGTGTGCTTTACTCCCTTCAGGCAATACAGTTTTTCATTTTCATTGGCAGGAAAAAACTGAGTACTGGCAGCTTTCAGGTCATCAAACAAAATAAATACAAAGAATGGCAATGGAGGCATTTTCTCTGGTTCCAGATTTTCATTCTCAACAAATTTCTCATACCTCATAGTAAGAATTTCCTGAACCTGATCTACGATATTCTTTTCAAAAACTTCTACACTTTCAAAAGGAATTTCGGTTTCATGAAACTCAAGGGCAATGTGTTGTCTACTCATATTCTTCAGGGTTAATAGGTTCTGTAGTTGTTAATCTTTTTATGGTTTCGTCAATAAGTTTAAGCACTGTGCCTGTATCCAGGACAGTCTCTTTAGTAAAATACTTTTTTGTAGTAATTACCAGTTGTTGTAGTACCAGCAATGCCAGCTGATCTCTTTCTTCCTGTGTAAGATGTTCCAGCCTCATACATCATACGCAACTGTTTCAGGATTTCCGGGAACCAGGCTTTCATTGGGAAATAGTTTATCCACAATAAAAGAAACTGCTTTGGCATCTCCTTCAATAGAAACAGTATCCAGTTCCTGTTCTTCTTCAAAAGGAATAAGCAGGTTAAATGCATGTGGAATCTCAGCAACCTGTCTGAGTTTTGGGTTGCCGGTGTCTCTGGGAGTGTGTACATAGATGTACATTTTAACATGATTCATGATTGAGAAGGTTAAAGTTAGAAAATCAAAGTAAAATTGCAAGCTGTCTCTTGACTGGTGACATAAACAGGGTCCAGACATTTTTTAAACTTCATTAATTTTATGAAATCAACTTTTTAGCAAAGTAGTTTCCATCCCTGATGCCTGCAATTGTACTTTTACAATGGTTGCTGAGCTTGACCCACTCAGCGGGAGATTACTTGTCTGCCTACCACCCGTAATAAAATACATTACTACGGTTGGTGGCATACAGGGCAATTCAGGGTTTAAGATTTGTCAGGCTTGACCCACCTGACTTGAGATGACTTCCTAGGATATGGTGAAACCATGGAGCTAGTTTAATCATTCAGGTTTCCCTTAAACAACTATCACATGTTCAGTATTCAGAACAATTCTTTGAGTATTGGTTTTACATTTGGAACTGAGAATCCTACCTCTTTGCAAGGTAACTACTGCCTGGGAATTATGAAAAGCTTTAAGAACAGCTTCTCCCTGTACCATAGCAGATTTGATTTGTACTACTGTGTTCAGATACTGAGCACGTTTTTCTGAATGAACTTTTGAAAGTAACATAGTTGTAAGGATTAGATTAAAAAAATTATTTAAGGTTAACTAGAAAACTTCTGTATTTGATTGCGGGTTTGTTTTCATGCTCTTCTGCTTTTTTCTTTACTGCTTCCAGGATATGTAGTAGTTTTTGATCACTTCTGAAATATAGCTGCAGATTTTGCTGAGCTGTTTTGGCCTCCTGGTATTTTTCATACACCTCTTTATAAGAGTCCATGTAGCTGTTTTAGTTTTAGTTGAGCAATGATTCTGAGCACTCTCTTAGCAGCATTTTCTTTGTTCAGTGCCTGAAGGTAAATGTATTTACTGTTTTGCTGCACTTTAGAATGAATGATATTATGTGACAACTTGGGATTGATAGGATGGTCTGTAATTTCTACTTCTGTTGTAGTTTTAACAGGAACAATAGTTCCTTTTTCAGGGTCCCAGGCAAAGATCTGATGTCCTCTGACTTTTCTTTCTGATTTCTTCAGACTATATTCATGTGGTACCGGGATCTCAATCTTGGTAACTTTTTCCAGCTGATTAAGCTCATGTACGGGATTTATTTCCTTTTCCATGCGGGAGTTGTTTTTAGGAGTTGATTAAATGATTCAAATTTTATCCTGGCTTCTTCTGTATTTACCTTATTAGGTTTAGGTGGAGCTTCAACAGATTCTTTAGAATAAATAGGTCCAATAGATAAAGCTCTTTTTATATCCTGCACAGTAGTCCCGGGTTCTGGCTCATATCCTTTGTTAATTTTTTGTTGAAATACTTTAGTAGCTGCTCTGATTGCGTCTGCAGTGCTGCTGTATTTGGTTTTCATACCAGTTCCTAAAGTACCTATTCTGCCATAACAGGTTTCTACTGTTCCATCAATGTCAATAAATACCCTGTAAAACTTATAAGAGTTTCCATCTGTGCAGATCAGTTTAATCTGAGCTTCCCTGTACAAAGGAGAAAGCTGTAAGTCTCTTCCAAGAGGAGTTTTTGCATTACCACTCATAATCTGCAATGTTTTTAACTGAATTAAATGTGTCAGGCTCTCTCATTATAGGATAAAACTGAATAGCTTCAAATATTACAGCTCTGGGCTGACTTACAAATACTTTGCCCTGCTCTATGTTCTGCTGGTGACACTCTTCAGGATCAGTTCCTCTGGCTGCTCCATGATTACGGCATACCATAGGCCGGTGCTCATAAATCTGACATCTTCCGTCTTTCAACATGATGCAGGCTTTATCTGCAAAGCTGAGTTTAGTGTACTCTGTGGCTCTTTGTTTAGCCTGTCTTTCTTTATCAATTTCATACCTGGTAGCATTTTCTTTAATGTACTGGGCTTCTGAAGGAGTCATGAATATTTCTGAATGACAACAGAAAGAACATTGCTGCCTTCCACATTGTAACTCATCTTCGAACTTAGCTTTTTCCTGCAGAAAATCCAGCTGTACATGTAATGCTCTGATTAAAGTAGGTCCATGCAGATGTCCTGCTGGAGTTCTAGTATGAATTGTCATCATGTTCTTCTGTAACTCTTCAAAATGCTCTTCTATAAAAGCATCTTTGATTTTAGGTACTGTTCTTTCTGTAAGTTTCATTGCCGGGTAATGTTTGAAGGAAATACTCTTTCTTTTAATTTCTGAACATCTTGTTGCATTTCTCTGTAGATTACAGTCTTTATGCGTCCAATGAAAATAAAGCTGATGCAAATAAGGACTATAGCATGCCAGAATCTTTGTCTCCTGGCCCTGCTTTTACCTTTACGCACTACCTGTCCTGTAAGCTTGTCAAACACTTCATCAGAACTGTCAGTTATAGTAATCATGTAGACTAATATGATAGTAATAAACAGGTCAAGACCTAATGAGAAATAATCATAAGTTTCCATAGTTGTTTGGGTTAAGTATTAATTACAGTTTTGCAAAAGCAAAGTAAATATCAAAGCTCCAGTGCCACCAGCCAAATTGTAGGATGCCTATCAGGACATCTTCAGCTTTAGTGTCTTCGTCTTCAATAATAGTTAATACCAATCCGGGGAGTAATAGCTTTTGAGGGTCATCTTCTGCAGCATTGGTTGCAAACCTGATTACTACAGGAACGTAAATCTTTAAGGCTTTCATTTGTATTTAAGGTTTTATGTCAATCTCACTCACAAGAACTTCAGCTTCACTGAGTCCTTTGTTATACCTGATCACAATAGGAGTTTCTTTATCAAAGTAATGTTTTACCGGCTCTATGTAAGAGATGTTATAATCATTACCAGGTATTGCATTGGGATCTTTCCAGACTAGGTTTTTACCTGAAGCAATAGCTTCTCTGAGTTCTTTGAGAGTTTTCATGAGAAATAAAGTTATTAATTAGGTTTAACATAGTCAAGATTATTCCTGACAGTTCCTTCTGGTGTAGCATACCATTGCCAGTTGAATAAAGGATCCTGGGAAGTATCTGGCCAGGTATGTAAAGCCATTACTGCATCTGAAGGATCCTCATAACACCACTTACCTAAGTAAGAACCGTCTTTGAAATCCAGTCCCCAGAGAAGATCATAGGTCTTTGTATTAGGATCATACCAGATACCACAAATACCTCTGCCAGGTATTAGTTTATAATCCAAGAATCCTTCCAGCTTCATATAAGCTTTTAAACTATTAGGAAGTAAAGCAGAAGTGTTCTCTCCTACTATTTTCAAAGCTTCCAATCTGTCTTCAGCTTCAAATGGACCATACACATCAGCTACCATTCCAGCAGGACCTTGTTCTTCTGGTGTAGGCCAGCTGGTATCATCAATGTATCTTTTAGCTTGCAAGGATCCATTCTTATGAAGGTATCCCCACCATAGTAATTTAGTCATTGTATTAAGGTTTTGAGACCAGTGGGGGAATCGAACCCCCCTATAATTTTTAATGAAACTATAGACTCCGGTACTGGTACAGGTTTAGAACTTAGTTGGTGAAATAACAGAACCATTCTCCATTTCAATTTCCACAGCTACCCAGGGTAACTTGTGAAACTCAGCTGTAGGCATTTTGGAGTAATTAGCAAGAATACCATATTTAAGAGGGATATCTTGCATAGGACGCTGTTCTTGTATTAAACTAGAGGTTGTAACATCTATGGTATATACATGCACATCCCCATCAAGTTGCAGTGTTTGTGGATTGTAGAGTGTGTTGTAACCATTACTTCCCCTGAAAAGCAAAAACACATTTTCTTTCAGTTTTAAAAACAAATCTGAAGAATTAAAACTGGGATAGCGATTACTATAAAAGTTTTCATCCTTATTTTTGCTAATAAAAGCTTTAAAACCTGAAGGATACTCTTTTACATGAACTGCTTTCATTTTTCTACAAGGATATCTGTAATCTTTATAAGCTGTTACTTGTTTTGGAATATCCACAGGATGTTTTTTATAGTCAACAGGAGCAGAAAGAAAGTTTTTAGGAGATTTGTAAGTTTCCCATCCATACTGACCTCCTATAAAATCATCTGATTCTATTATATCTGCTCTTCTAAAAATATGTTCTTTGACAGTAAATAAACTTTTTCTCGTGGTTCTGTAGTCTGAATGATCAGTCACATTGCTGACAGATGTCAAAGATTCCTGTCCCATATAATAGTAAGGCTCCAAATTACCATAGTTGTGTCTTTTCATATAAACTTCTCCCGGTATAAAATTAACTACACCAGGACTGTCTATTAACTGAGTGTAAACTACAGATTTATCATAGGATTTACTCTGATAAGGAATCAGGCACATGTGGTCATTATAAACAGGCCAACCAAATACAAACTCTCCCTGAAGATACCCTCCTTTGGAAATGTTAATTTCTCTCATCAAACGTGTAACTTTTTGTACAGGCATGTTGAACTTAAATCCTTCAGGAGACAAGATCTGTAATTCTCCTTTGTAATAATCATGGTTTTCCAGGAGAATGCGATAACCTTCTTTGGGAGTATTCTCAAAAGTTTCTTTATAAGCTTCTATTTCATCTTCAGCTTTATTGCAGAACCTGTCAAGAAAAGTTTTTTCTCGTTTTAGTTTCTTGGAATGAGGTATGACATAGGTTAAAAAAGCTCCCCGGTAGTCAGGCACATACTCTTTCTGATCTTCCGGGGAAAGGCTTTTGTTTTCTTCTTCTATGTGCATCCTACGTTGTTCCTCATCCTTTGCATGCTTTTCTTCTGTTTGCCAGAAAGCAGCAAGCACTTTTTTAGGAATGTAGGCTTCCATATTAAGCTAACAGTTTAACTCCTTTAGCAGCTTCTGTGATACTGTTCAATAAAGCTTTGCCAGCTTCATCACTGCCCAATACTTCTTTAATCATGGCAGCTTTGGCCCTTGGCTGATTTCTGCAGAATAAATCATACTCTGTGATCATTTCTGACAACAAAGAAGAAGTTTCAGTATATTGCTTAGCAGCTTCTTCCACAGTCTTATACTCAGCCAGTTTCTTTACAGCTTCATCATCTACCCTTTGTTCAGCTGCAGTAACTGTAAGGTTCATGTTATCCCGGCAAGCTAAAGGTTCTCCCTGGAATAGTGAATTTGCTTTTACAAATTGTTTACCAATCAAAGAAATAGAGATTTTGTAAGAAGCCTTACTTGGAATATAAATATTCACAGCAGCCGATTTCTGAGATTTAATGTAAGTGCTACCAGCTGCACCTCCAGAACTGTTTTTGATAGGATCACTGGAGAACTGTACAAAAGGTATTGAAACAGCAGAACTGTCCAGTTTAAGTTCAAAGCTCTTTTCTCCATTACCAAAGTTATTGGCTATAGTTTTGGCTTCTTTGTTGAAAGCCTCCAGGAGGATATCCCGGCATTTGTCAGTAAGTACTTTCTGCAGCTTGTCAAAAGTGTCTTTCTCTGCCTGTTGTTTGTTCTGAAGCTTAGCAATGGTTTCTTCCATTACTTCTTTCCGGCCTTCCAGGATCAGGAGCATGAGATCTTCCTTCTTCAGGTTAAAATCAACTCCACGTTGTACATTGCCTTCCATGTTGGGGATGTTCTTACTTCCGTTTTTCATGACTTGTTTTTGTTTAAGAGTTATTAATTAATTTTTAGAAAATTAGATTTAGTGATTAAAAGGTTCATCGTCATACTCTTTATCTCTGTTCTGTTTATCAATGTTGCCGGTGACAATCATCACTAAGGCAATTGACAACAAAAGCAACAAAGCAATTGCTCCTACTCCCAGGAGTATAGCTTTTCCGGGATTGCTAATTATTAGGTCTTCCATGGAGTTTTACAAATAAGTAATACCAAAATGATTTTTTAATTTTAAGCTCATGCAGTTCATCTCCTGTTTTTTTAATTACAGCTTCACGGTCAGCAATTTCTTTTTCAAGAATTTTATTCAACAGCTCTTTCTTTTCCAACTCAGCCTTCAAATCTTCAACCTCTTTATCTTTATTGGATTTTTCAGTGCCTGCAGTTTTTAAAGCTGCCTGAAGTTCAATAATCTGTTGCTGATCTTTAACTGCTATGTCTTTTTGTTTTTGAATAGCTTCCTGCAGCTTAGTCATTTCTGTTTTAACATCCTCCTCCACTTCCTGGCGAAGAATGCTTTTAACTTCATTCAAGCCTTTGTACTTCACAGAAATTTCTTCATACCTGGAATCTTTAACCCATCTGCTGTTACCCCAGGAATTATCTACATACCTGTTGTATTCTTTACGCTCTTCAATAACGATCTTTACTTCTTTGGATTTTTCTTCCAACTCAGCAGCTAATTTTTTTAAGTTTGCATGGTCTGATCTCATTTTATCCAGCTCATGAAGATCCACTGTTACTTTTCCTGAAATGTTAGGACCTGATATTTGATCTGCAGATCTTGCAGGTAAATTGTCTTTTGACATAATGTTTAAGGTTATTTTACAATTATTTATTTTTTTAAACTGTTATACCATTCAATCCCCCTGCACAATGCGTCAAAGGCTTCGGTGATTGATTTGAGAACTATTGTTTGTGAAATTGTCCAACAATATTGAGCGTGTGGGGCATCCAAATCATAATTTGAAAACTTTAAATCCCGGAACTTCACCCATGCTGACATGAGACAATCATAGGAATCTGAGTATGGTGCTGCTGAATCAGGAACATCCATAAATTCTGCAACTATTTCATTCTTTGTCATCTGGTGTATTGGTTTAAGGTATAACCACTTGTGATAAATGTAACAAGGACTATTCCGTTGTAATCAGTCATGGCTTCCATAGGTTTCGTTGTAGTATTGCTCTGCATGATTTTTAATCCATTCCTTATCTTGTTCAGTTACAGATTCACCTTCTTCTATTGCACCATGATCTACACAAGCAACATGGAAATCAATAATCTGCTGACGTTCTTTTAGTAAACCAACTTCTTCAGTTATTAAAATTGCCATTTGAAACGCTTTATCAAATCCTCTGACAAATTTAGGATGAAATCCAAAAGCAGGGAAATTCTCTTTTGCGTCTTGCATTTTTAAAATAACCTCCTGCATTGCAGTCTTTTGTTTTGCGTTACTCATCTCTTGTTGCTTTGGTTTTGATCCTCTTACAATTAAGCTTTCACCAAGTATTCTTATTTCATCTGCAGTAAGCTGCCTGAGTGCGTTAACAAGAAAGTGATTAATCCTTTCATTACCCTTGAACTGAGATGCATCTAATGAATTATAGATACAATCACATTCTGTATGGGCAACACAGTTACAAAGTTGTACTTTCTCCTTCGGCACAAGGATGGCGTATTCACACTCAGGAAGTTTACTGCCATATAGTGGGTGACGCACATCTTCCTCAACCCTCACCTCATAGCCATCGGGGATAGGTCTTACCTCACCTTTTTTCATCCATACCATTAACTCAGATTTATATTCAATAGGGATACCATCAGGCTTAAAATAACGACCCTGTTTGATGGCTTGTTGGAGTGATTGATGATACATATCTCTGGTGCGTTGACAAACAGAGCAATCACATTTGCCGACTTGCCTTATTCCAAAATCAGAGGGTGCATTAAAAGCTTTCAGACCCTTGTCATCCAGCCATAGGTGTGTAAATGTTTTCATTCTTTAATATGGTAAACAGGTTTTTGAATTACTTCCAGTTCAGGACAACCTTCTCTTGCTTTATCCAATTGAATAGCAAGTACAATAACACTAACAGCTAACAGAAAGGTTATTATAAACAGCAACATGCTATATAATACTTTAACTGATTCAGCCTCAGTGAAGAGAATTTTAATGAAGGCAATAAATGCAACAGTAAAAACTACAGTTACAATTCCAATTTGTATCCACATACTAAATTAAATTTAAGTTTGAAACCAGAGTGGGACTCGAACCCACATTTCCTTGAAGTAAGGATGCTACCCGAAGCAGTATTTATTCCTGCTTACATCATCTGGTTTGCCATTATTTGTTGAAAGCTTCTAGTCTTTCAGTGTGTTTGCATGTAGGATAACTTGAACATGCCCAGAATTCCTGATTGGTATTCTTGTTTGTTCTAATCACTAATACAGATCCACACAACCTGCACACAGGGTTACCGGGATATTTCTTTTTATAGTATTCGGCTTTAGATAATCTATGGTTATGCCCGTTTTTTAGTTTCTCCAGGCTATCCACAGCATCCCTTTTAACTTCAGGATTACTGTATTCTTTCAGGAAAGTGATTTTCTTTTTCCACTTATCCAATTCACTGAACAGGTTCTCTTCCATAACTAATGGGTATCTATCCAACTTAACAATTCTCCACAAGCTTCACCGGTGGCTATAAAATGCGCCTTAAACCTGAAAGACATCAGTAAGTAAGGCCACATGATAATATAACTTAACAGGAACACCAGTCCTGCTAAGATTAATGCCAAAAAGTATTTCATGTTAGTTTAAAGTTTCATGCAATAAGTTGTTATACATGATCAATTCTCTTTTCAGGCGCTGGTTCTCTTCTCTCATTTCTTCAAGGATATAAAACAAGAAGAAGATAATGCTTAACAGGAAGCAAGCTGCTCCGGTGATAGCATAGTTAGTGTTGATCTCATCAATAGCAATGTACCAGTTGTAGATACAAGTAACAATCAACACAAAAAACATGATGGCGTTAATTAATTTCATTTGCTTAAGGGATTTAAGTTTTAATTATGAATAGTACATTTTACACCGGCATTACAAGCGGGACAGATATATTCTACCGGCAAATCTTCCTGTTTAAGTCCACGTTGCTCAGCTTCTGACACAGATAAGTAACCTAATTTTACCAGCTCTGCCCTGCTGATTAGTTTATCAGGTTCTAGTTCAGGTGCTGGTATTTCACCTATCATTACCTCACCTCCCGGGTTAATACCCAGGAGATGAGTTTTATCAAGAGCAGTGTATTTGCTTGTAGCCTGCACATTGCAGCATCCTACATTTACACCATCAATTACAAAGGACAACCAATACCATTTCATGATATTACCAGTTACGTCTCCAGGATGCCCTCATTTCATTGTACTGTCGGATCTTAGCCTTCAGGCTGAAGTTCTCACCAATGATGTAAAAGGCTACAGCAATGCAGCCTAGCCCAAAGGCAATCATCATGAGATCTGAGTTACTATCAATTACAGCCAGTGGAGCCACTACTATAGTGGCCATGATAAAGGCTGAGGATATCATATACATCAATGTTTTCATGGTAATTGTTAGTTAAATGTTGGACCTGTTTCCAATGCAATCCGTGCTTCTTCTTCAGCTTTCTCTGCCTGTGCCCTGAAGTCTAAGGACAATACATCAGCAAATACAGTGGATGCCTGGTAGAGCACATCAATAGCAGACCCTGTTGTCGTGATTCCGGATTCTTCTACTTGATACCCTTTGGTATTAACCTGATTGGCCCTGAGCTTAGCAATCACTTCAGGAATGAGTTGCTCTGGCACAGCTAATTTGATTGTACCAACGAAATAGCTTTTCTGATCAGCTATCTTAACAGTGAGAATTACTTTTTTCATGATTAAAAATGTTTAAGGTTATAATTATTTACTAGAAAACTAATTAACTCTAGGGAAAAATACAAGAGAACAGAATAATCTATCCTCTTGTATAGTAAGTCAGGCTTTTACAAACTCTGGTCTTACTGGATCTCCCAGTTGATAAGTGAGCCATCGCACACTTACTTCCTGAAATCCCATACCTTTTACTAAATGACAGCGTAAATTCACAAGATCTTCAGCGCTTGCAATGATATCACCTACAGAGGTAGATCTTACATTCAAGGCAGCGTATTCATCATTGAAATCATTCTGGCTGAGGTGCCAGGCTTCTTCCAAACTCACAGCTTCTATCTCAGCAACTCTTTTATACTCAAACTGAGCAGGCTGGCAGAAAGAATTCATCTTGCCTTCCAGGGGATGATAGATGTTATATTTCATAGTCAGGGTTTAAGGTTAAAGACATTGTTTATGAATTGATACCAGCTTCTTGATTCTATCTTCCATTCTCACAGCCCTGAATGGTGATGTCTGAACAGAGTATCCTGCTTCTTTCATTGATATAATCATTGGAAGAGGACAGAATACTATATCTACTTCACCAGTGTGCCATAAGTTTCTCCAGTAATGCACTTTATCCCACACTGTAACAGGTATTTTGAATTCTAATTCAATATCTCCATTACCAAGATCTTTTTCAATGAAGTTAATAGCTAGTGCATTAGCCTCTTCATCGGACACTGCTGGCAATACTGACCCATCTTCAAATGTGAATGGATGTGGTGAAGAGAAGTTAGCAACTCTCTTACCATTGGTGAGTGTTATTATTACATCACCGGTGATTATTCTTGGCTGCATAGTTGTTGTTGTTAAGGTTTAATTCTCTCTGCAATTCAGTGTAACTGCTTACCCTTGAGAAGTAAGTTGTGATGCATTAAATTAAAACTGGAGAACTGAGTTACTATATTGTATAGGCCAATGGCCATGATCTTACTGACCATGACCACATTCAGGACATTCTTGCCAATTCCCTTCATAACTGCCACAATGAGGACAACCTGTTTCTACAGGCTCATCTACATAAACCTGAAGCTCATTCTTCATAGATCTTTCAAGCTCTTCCTGTTGCTCTAGCTCTTTATAAGCCAGATCTATCTCAACTTCAATTTGCTTCATTTCAATCTCAGCTTCAATAAACTGATCAACATTACGTAGATTTAGATTCAAGTAATGCTAATCTGTCATCTGGTGTTACAGCCAGCGCTTTTTCATATTGGCTCTCACCAAACATAGATAATTCCAGGAAATACATGCAACTAAAGGATTTTACTTCAGTGTAGTCAATGATATCCTGTAACTGATGCTTGCACACAGTACTTTCAACAAATAACCTTGCTCCATCAATATAATGAAACAAGGTATTGCCAATTCTTCCTACTAATCTCATGATTTA